GTCTAGCTCGTCACTGCTATCAGTTTTCTCAGGGAACATAGCAGTCTGAACGGTCATCCAGATGTTATCCATGACACTTCTGTCTGTCCACGGGGTCTCAATAGGCTTAGACAACACTGGACTGGTAGTCTGCATCTCATAGCCAGCAGAATTACAGCGGTCTGCTATGTCACGACAGAATACCCACATAGCACTATTCTGCTTAATCGTTCTAGGCTTGCCCAGCGAATACTTGAACGTGACGTAATGCTTCTCATGGAATATCTCAGTCGAGAATCGTATCCACTTATCCAGAGAATCTTTGCTGTTAACAAGGTGATTATCTCCGCTGAATCGCATGATTACCTCCACTGCCTGTTGGTGTAGTTAGGGTCGATGGTTGTTAGTTTAATATTTAACCACCTAGTCGATACATTTTGCGCTTCATGCTTACATTTCGCAGATGGTGTGTGGTTCTTTAGCTCTTCGTTACCTCCTCCCAGCGGAACCCCATCAGATTTGGTAAACAAAGGGCGAATAGTATTGTCATTGGCGTATCTGTTAAGGCCAACACTGTCACCCCAGACCCTATGTTGCATGGTCTTCACGCACATATTGCAAACTTTAGCTAATTCTTTGTAGGTGTAATACTCACCAGTAACCAACACAGTAGATTTAGTGCCAATGTATTGCACTTTTACTTGCTTTCTATTGTCGTGATTCTTGTTGCCGCCATAGTTTTGGTAGCCCATGCAATCGCTTGATAGTTCCATTACGCTTCCTCCAAATAGTATTCAGCAATACTACACTTCTCATCAAATCTGTTAGTCACCGTGATGGTATTCTTTTGGATAGGATGCCCTAGCTGTTTCATCTCGTACACTCTGGCAGCCAGCCTGGTGATTCCCAGTTCACGCCATGCGTCTAGAGTAGTGATAGTCTTACCGTTTTCTAAATACTGTAATACTCGCTCATGCTGTTTCATAATAATTCCTCATTCCGCCCACGATCTGTCAGTTATCTTCTCCATTACGGAGATAGACTTCATCGAATCAGGGTTGGTTCTGGTTTGTGTGTGCTGGTCAACAACTTCGTCTTCCCAACGTTTTTGATTGAGATAGGTACTGGCATGAAGAATAAAGGACTGGTTGTCCTTGCGCCATTCGCCTTTCTCTACTCGCTCTCTTACATTGTCACCAATCATCTTCATTATGTTTTGATCGGGGTTTAATTTATTCCATGCTTTCCTCGCTGCGTCCTTGCTTGCCTTCCGTGGGTAGAATTTCCAGAATGCATCAAAATCACCTATACTATTAACTGTAATATTAGGTGTAGTATTAATTGTACTATTATCTACAAAGATATCTTGTATAGGGTCATCAAGTTTCCTTATAGGGGTCTGTAAGTTATCTTGCATACCCTCCCCAAGAATTCTTATATACCTATTCAAGATATGTTTACTACCTTCCTTGTAATTCATTTGCACCGTAATGTGTCCAGCCTCCTTCAGATTCCCTATCCAAGCACTGATAGAGGTCTTACTTACGCCATAGAGGTCAGCAAAATAAGCATTCATAGCCCAGCAATACCCTTCTTGATTACACAGTGCAGTAATCTCACCGTAAAGCAGCTTGGCATTTGGCGTTAACCGCTTGTCATACCTCACAGTAGCCGGGATATTCGCGTAGTACGCTGGCTTATCCATCTCACTCACCAGCCGCGATAAACTCTGACAACTTTACTTTAAACATATCAGCTAATATTAGTAAGGTGGGAAATGATGGTGCGCGGTGGTTATTTCTGATCAAAGAGATAGCCCCAGAAGATAAGCTGCAATTCCTACTCAGGTCAGCCTGGATCATCTCGTGCTTCGCCATATAGAAGTTGATTGATTTATTAATGTCCATGTAAAACTCCAGTTAGTGAGATTGCATGATAGCACTTGTAATTTAATTTACAAGAGTGGTTGTTATTTAATTTCACTTGTGTAAAATGAACACACAAACACACAAAGAGGAAGTAGTTATGAAGCAATATGAATCCCCCCAACGAACTGGTAGCCCATGTGACAACATGGATTACTTCCACAATTTCCTTAATGATCTAATGTCGCACTTTGAACGTGGCGAGTACGATTGTGTCCACGGGCATGCCGCTATGGATGGTGAAGATGATAAGTACTATGAAGGCTACGCCAAAGCATACGAGTCTGCTGAAAATGCTGGCGCTCAGTCTACAGAGTGGGAGCAAATGCAATATCAGTACGCAAAAAATTCTGGAGAAGAGCTATGAGCATAAAAATTAACGGCGTAGAGCATAGACCTGAACTCAAAATTGACATAAAGGAACGGCTTATAAAAAACGTCAAAGTTAAAATGCCTAATAACTTATATCAGGCAAAAGCAATTCTTAATTCTGCGTATGGAACAGTGGAAATAACTGGCTCGACTTTGCATAGAATTATTATTCAGTCTATGGTTCAAAATGTAGAATATCGGTCTCTGGTAAAAGGGATGCTTGATGACCTAGAGAAAAACGAAGAATTATATATCGAGGAGGCAGTAGCATGAGCAATGTATGGAAGACCTTATCCGCTATCGACTGTAGCAAAAACGTAGAGAAAAAGGGCAACCTATCTTATCTATCATGGGCTTGGGCATGGCAGACACTGATGGAGCATTACCCTGATTCGACTTATGCTTTCTGTCCGCCTATCTTTTTGGATAATGAAACTTGTGAAGTGCATGTTTCCGTGACTGTTGAGGGTAAGACGCACAGTATGTTTTTGCCAGTCATGGACAACCGCAATAAGAGTATAGCCAACCCTAGTACCCGCGACATTTCTGATGCCAGAATGCGCTGTCTAGTTAAAGCAATAGCGATGCACGGTTTGGGCATATACATATACGCTGGTGAAGACCTGCCCAGTGCAGTACAGGATGCGCCTATCGACAGTAATCAGGCAGCGCAGCTAAAAGCATTGCTTGAAATTACCGAGTCTGATGTTGAGAAGTTCTGTAAGGTATTCAAGTGTTCGACTGTTGACCAGATGAGGGCGGTGCAGTTTGATCAGGCATTATCAGCACTGAAGCGCAAAGCTGATGCAAATACTGAAAGCTGAACAAGGTAGTCAGGAGTGGCTGGACGCAAGGTTAGGCAGACCTAGCGCCAGTCAGTTCCATAAGTTAATTAAGTCCAATGGCAAGCCAAGTGCATCGGCTGATGGATACATTAACTCGCTTATCATTGAGCGCATATCTGGCATGTCTGCCCCTGTGTTCGTGACAGATTGGATGACAAGGGGTAATGAACTTGAGCCTGATGCCCGTAACCTATACACCCTGATCACTGACAATGAAGTGCAAGAAGTAGGGTTTATTCTTGATAATAGCGGTGAGTTTGGCTGTAGTCCTGATGGCCTAATAGGTGAAGATGGCGGCATTGAGATTAAATGCCCAGCACCTGGAAACCATGACAAGTGGAGCGAGAAAGGAGTCTGCCCCACAAAGCATTATGCTCAAGTCCAAGGCTGTATGTGGATAACTGAGCGTAAGTGGTGGGAATTTATGTCCTATCACCCTGAGAAAGAACCCTTTATAGTGCGTGTAGAGCGTGATGAAGAGTTCATTGACAACTTGGCAGAGCAAGTATTGCTGGCCGCAACCGAAATCATTTCCGAAGTGAGGAATTTAGCATGAGTAAAATTGGAATTAACATCTCAATTGACGTAACCAAGATCGACAAGGCTCTACTATACAAGGGCGCAAAGGGTACTTATATGAACCTGACTACCTTTGTTGACCCAAGCCAAGAAGATCAGTACGGCAACCACGGGTTTATCGCCCAGTCGCAGAGTAAAGAAGAGCGTGAGGCTAACAAAGAGCGCCCGCCTATCCTCGGCAACTGTAAGGTAATGTTTGTTGAAGGTGGCGCACCAGCAGCAGCATCTACTGCCGAGCCTATTACAGAAGACATACCTTTTTAGGGGTAATGTATGAAGGATAAAATTAAACAAGCACACAAATTTGCCAATCGCCAGCTAATTAAGCAATGGTTGATGGCGCAATCAAATTTGAGCAATGCACAAATTGTGTATTTGCTGGTAATACTTGCGATTGCAGTGGTTTTGTAAGCCAGGCCTCCCTCGGCCCGTGATCAGGCGTGGTTCACCTGTGGCTGCAAACGAACCTATATCTTTTATGGTATGTTATGAATCAATCTAATACATTTGTGCCTATCCGAAGAGTCTATATACTGTTCTCTCAATTGGTCTGGGTGGTGGTTAAAGTGTTGATTTATATGATAGTATTCGTTGTATGCGGGTTAGCCGCAGTGGCGAAAGACGATTTAGAGCGCCCATAGTGGCGCTTTTTTTATGGAGCAAAGAATGAAACATTTGATTATTCCAGACACACA